ATTAGTTACAAATTAAGAAAAGAAGTTTATGGGCAATATGAACCATTTCATTTAAGGGAATTAATTGTTAATAATGTAGACCGTGGGGTTTATGATGATGCAATAATGAAAAATTATTTACCTGAAGAAATTGATGAACTTAATGATTATATTAAACATGATAGAGATGATACATTTACCTATGCTGGAATGGAACAATTCCGTGGTAAATACTTAGTTCAAGATAGAAGAACTAAAGAACATTACGAAACACCTCAAATGCTATACATGATGGTTGCAGCCACACTCTTTAGTGGATATAAAGAAAACAGATTAAAATACGTAAAGGATTACTATGATGCGATATCTCAATTTTACATTTCGCTCCCTACGCCAATCATGGCGGGAGTTAGAACACCTACTCGACAGTTTAGCTCATGTGTTCTTATTGAGTCTGGGGATAGCCTTGACTCTATTAATGCTACTGCTTCATCTATTGTTAAATACATAAGTAAGAAAGCAGGTATAGGAATTGGTGCTGGAAGTATTAGAGCTGAAGGAGCTAAAGTTGGAGATGGTTCTGTAGTACATACAGGTTTAATACCATTCTTAAAATATTTCCAATCAGCTGTTAAATCATGTTCACAAGGTGGAGTAAGAGGTGGTGCAGCTACCGTTTATCTACCTGTATGGCACTATGAGTTTGAAGATTTAGTAGTACTTAAAAATAATAAAGGTACTGAAGAAACTAGAGTTCGTCACATGGACTATGCATTTCAGTTTAATAAATTAATGTATGAAAGATTATTAACTGGTGGTAATATAACATTCTTTGACCCTAATGATGTACCTGGATTATATGAAGCATTCTTTGCTGACCAAGATGAGTTTAAAGAACTATACGAAAAATACGAAAGAGCATATTCAATAAGAAAGAAATCATTACCAGCTCTTGAAGTATTTTCTCAATTCTTAACTGAAAGAAAAGATACTGGTAGAATATACATCATGAATGTTGACCATGCAAATGATCACGGTGCATTTAATCCAAGAAGAGCACCTATCAGAATGAGTAATTTATGTTGTGAAATTGATTTACCAACAAAACCAATGGACGTTGATAGTGAAGGTGAAATATCATTATGTACACTATCTGCTATTAACTGGGGTTTAATTAATGAACCACATGAGTTTGAAAAGTATTGTGACTTATCAGTTAGAGCTCTTGATGAATTACTTGACTATCAAGATTATCCTGTAGCTGCAGCAGAAAAAGGTACTATGGGAAGAAGACCATTAGGTATAGGTATTATTAACCTAGCATATTTTTTAGCAAAACGTGGATTAAAATATGATGAATCAGCATATAAGATTGTAGATGAATATGCAGAAGCATGGTCATATTATTTATTAAAAGCGTCAGCAAACCTAGCTCTTGAAAAAGGTAAAGTAATATATAATAATGATACGAAATATTCCGAAGGGATACTTCCTATTGATACGTACAAGAGAGCGATAGATAATTTAATAGAGCATGAAGAACGTTTACCGTGGACAGAGTTGCGAGAACAACTCAGAGATACGGGAATTCGAAACTCAACTCTCATGGCATTAATGCCTGCTGAAACGAGCGCTCAGATTAGTAATAGTACGAATGGTATTGAACCTCCTAGAGCTTTAGTATCATATAAACAAAGTAAGGACGGAGTGATGGCTCAGGTTGTACCTGGATATCACCACCTCAAAAATAAGTACGATTTACTCTGGGATCAAAAGTCTCCAGCAGGTTATCTTGGCATCTGTGGTATATTACAAAAATATATCGACCAAGGAATCAGCGTAAACACATCTTATAATCCTGAACATTTTGAGGATAATAAGATACCTATGTCAGTAATGATACAGGACTTAGTAACAGCATACAAATATGGATTAAAACAATTATACTATTTTAATACATATGATGGTGCTGGAGAAATGGAAGAGGAACATCATACATATGAAAGTGGTACAAGTCCACAAATAGATGACGAGGATTGTGACTCTTGCAAGATTTAAGAAACAAGATTAACGAAAGAATGGACATCCTGCAAAATTGGATGGAACAAGACTACCACATGAAAAGACCGGAAGTCGTTTATGAACATACATTAACGATAAGTAAGTTTTGGCCTGTGTTAAGTGAAGAAGATAGAGAATATATACAATGTGCACAAGATGCAATAGAAACCAAATCAACAATTTCATGGAGACCAAATGTCGATACTAAGTAAAAATAATAAATCGCATTTAACAAAAAATATGTTCTTAGATGAATCAGTAGATATACAAAGATTCGATTTACTCAAATATCCACAAATAGAAAAGATTACAGAAAAACAATTAGGATTCTTTTGGAGACCCGAAGAGGTAGATATTTCAAAAGATAAGAAAGACTTTGATGCATTAACTGACCATGAAAAACATATCTTTACATCAAACTTAAAACGTCAAATATTATTAGACAGTGTACAAGGTAGAGCACCAAATATAGCATTCCTACCTATTGCTTCATTACCTGAAATAGAGAACTGGGTAGAGACATGGTCGTTTTTTGAAACAATACATAGTAGAAGTTATACACATATTATTAGAAATGTATATCCTGACCCTTCAGCTGTATTTGATGGATTATTAGATGTAAAAGAAATACTTGAATGTGGTAATGATATTGCAGCGTACTATGATGATTTAATAAAAGATAATAATTCAGCAACAAATAGAATGGATCATAAGAGATCTTTATATATGTGCATGATGTCAGCAAATGCTTTAGAAGGAATAAGATTCTATGTATCCTTTGCATGTAGCTGGGCATTTGCAGAATTAAAGAAAATGGAAGGTAATGCAAAAATTATTAAATTTATTGCTAGAGATGAGAATACACATTTAGCTGCGACCACAACTATGATCAAATTATTATTAAAAGAAGATAAAGATATGGTTAAAATTGCTAAAGAAATGGAACCACAAGTAATAAAACTATTTACAAATGTTATAGAACAAGAAAAAGAATGGGCACATTACCTATTTAAAAATGGTTCTATGATTGGATTAAATGAAACAATATTAAAAGATTATGTTGAATGGATTGGATGTAAACGAATGAGAGCATTAGGTTTACCTTGTCCATATAGTGTACCTCAAGCAAATCCACTACCATGGACAGAAAAATGGATTTCTGGAGGTAATGTACAAGTAGCACCACAAGAAACAGAAATAAGTTCTTATGTAGTAGGTGGTGTAAAGCAGGATGTATCAGAAGATACTTTTAAAGGAATGGAATTATGATTACTATATATGGAAAAACACAATGCCCATACTGTGATATGGCAAAACAACTATGCGAGTCTAAAGGCGTAGAATACGAATACAAACAATTAGGTACAGATTTTGGTAGAGAAGAGATGTTAGAAACTTTTCCAGGAGCTCGTACATTTCCACAAATTATTTTCATGGGTGAAAAGATTGGTGGATATACAGAATTGCAAAAGCAATTTGAATAGGAACTAAAATGGAGCCAAATCATTGGTACACACATAATTGTGAGTTTTGTTTTACTTCTACAAAGATATACTTTGAAGATGAAAGGCCTGAGCCTATTTATTGTCCACATTGTGGTTCAGCAGTAGAACCCGTTGATGAGTTAGATTTTGACTAATAAATAATAATATGGAATGGGTTTACGAAGGCAAAAAATACGAACTGCCAACAGATTACGATCACAAAGACGTATATGGTTTTGTTTACAAGATAACGAACAGAGCTACAGGACGGATGTATATCGGGAAGAAATTCTTTTGGAGCAAAAAAACATTACCTATAACAAAGACAAGAAAACGTAGAAAAAGATTACTTGTTGAGTCAGATTGGAAAAACTATTACGGGAGTAATGTACATCTTAAAGAAGAAGTAGAAAAACAAGGAAATGAAATGTTTCATAGAGAAATTCTACACTTATGTAAGACAAAAGGTGAATGCGCTTATATGGAAGCTAAAGAACAATTCGATCGAGATGTACTTATTGATGATAAATACTATAATGGTATTATTAATTGTCGTATTGGTGGCAATGCAGTAAAAAACTTAAAATAACTATTTACATTTATGATAAACTGTGGTATAATATAATAATATTATGGCAAAAATTTACAAGTTTCCTACAGGTGAGGAAATCACAGAAAACAAAAACCCCGTTGATGCAATATCAGACGAATGTGTTGAAACATCTCAATTTCTAATGGAAGTATTAGAAGAATTCATAACTACAGGACAAGCTTCAAATGAAAGACGTTTTATGGATATGAATTTTAGAGATGAATTACAACAGGAATCTAGGGATATGTTTGTAATTGTAAATATGATAAATGCGATGTTAAATAGATATATGGGTATTCCTCATAGATTACATCGTACTTTTGATAGAGCATATATAGAAATTAAAGCTCTATTAGCTGCAAATGAAAAAGGTCGTGAAGAACTCAAGAAACTTCTTGACCAACTTGAGGACGAAGATAATGATACTACTTGATTATTCACAAATTGCATTAAGCAATATTATTGTGCAAAAACTAAATGATGAAGAAATGATAAGGCATATGATACTCAATAGTATACGTATGTATAATAAAAGATACAGAGATGAGTATGGCCAAATGGTTATATGTGCAGATGGTATGAATACCTGGCGTAAAGATTATTACCCTTACTATAAAGCAAACAGAAAAAAAGGTAGAGAAAATTCAGACCAAGATTGGACAGAAATTTTTAGAATATTACATTTGGTCAGAGATGAAATCAGAGATAATTTACCCTATAAAGTTATTCACATGGACGGAGTAGAAGCAGACGACATCATTGCTACATTAGTTTTAGAATCTCAAGAGTTTGGTAAAGATGAACCAATGATGATTGTATCTAGTGATAAAGACTTTATACAATTACAAAAATATAAAAATGTTAAACAGTTCAGTCCAATTCAAAAGAAAATGGTTACTGATAAAAATCCAAGAACATACGCATTTAATCATATTATGCGTGGTGATGGTGGTGATGGTGTGCCAAACGTTTTATCAGCAGATGATACATTTGTAACAGATAAATCACAAACACCATTAAGGCAAACTAGAATTGATGAGTGGTTAGAAAACTCTGATAGATTAAGAGAAGTTATGCCAGAAGAAATATATAGGAATTATCAGCGTAACAAAAAACTTATTGATTTAACTGAAATACCTGATGATATCCAGACAACCATTATAAATACTTATGAGAACCAAAAGGTTCCTATGAAAATGAAAGTATTAAATTATTTAATTAAAAAAAGATGCAATCTATTGATTGAAGTCGCGGAGGAATTTTACAATGGCTAAACCATTAATTAGTGAAGTATTACAAGGTCTTACTGAAGTTAAAGGAAAAGAACTACATAAGGCTAGAGTAGCTTATTTACAAAAAAATAACAGCGTCCCATTGAGAGACGTTTTAAGAATCAATTTTGATGAAGCAGTAGTTTCATTATTACCAAAAGGTATACCACCATATAGAAAAGACCCAGCACCAGCTGGAATGGAATACATATCTTTACACAAAGGATTTAGAAAATTTAAATACTTTTTTAAAGGTGCTTATAATGGAATGAATCAAGGTAAAAGGGAAAATATGTTTATCAGCTTACTTGAATCATTACATAGTAATGAAGCTGAAATGTTATGTTTAGCAAAAGATGGCAATTTGTATGATGCTTATAAGGGTCTAACTCTTAAAGTAGTACAAGATGCTTTCCCTGGATTAATTCAAAAAGTACCAGAGAAAAAAGCACCAGCTAAGAAAAAAGTAAAAAAAGAAGAGGAGTAAGCCTATAGGAAAACCTACATTATGAACTTAACTAATTTTTATATAAGGAGTTTTTATGAGTTCAGTAAATGTAGAAAAGCTGAAGAAAGATATTTCAAAAGCAACAAATTATTCCAGGAGATTAGCTTGTAAAGGTAAACAAGATTTATCATATAAAATGAAAAAGAAAATTTTAGTGTTAAATGATTATTTACAAGATATGAAAAAAGAATAGTTTACATTTAGTTAAAAGTGTGGTATAATATATATTATGAACATATTTGTATTAGATAATGATCCAGTCGTAGCAGCACAAATGCTATGCGATAAACATATACCTAAAATGATTGTTGAGTCTGCTCAAATGTTATCAACAGCTCATCGCATGTTGGATGGTACTCCAGAACGAAGACCATCAAAGTCAGGCAAAACAATGCAACAGTATTATACCTTTGGAGATGAACGTGATGATATGTATTATTTGGCCGTTCATAAATATCATCCATGTACAACATGGACTATGGAAAGTGCTGAAAATTATAATTGGCATTATGAACATTTTGCTGCTATGAGTTTTGAATATGAATTCAGACGTCAAAAAGTACATGCTACTTTTAAGAAACTAGGTACAATATTATCTAAAGCACCAAAGAATATTCCAAATGTAGGTCTAACAGAGTTTGCACAAGCTATGAATCACTACCCACAATGTAAAGTACCAGGCGATGCTGTTCAAGCATATCGTAATTATTATCACGAAGCTAAACCATTTGCCAAATGGGAATGGGGCAGACAAGCACCAGAATGGTGGAGAGGTTATCAACATGCCAATGTATGAATTCATAAATACTGAAACAGAAGAAGTATTTGATAAAATGTTATCTTTATCTGAATATGACCAGTATATGAAAGATAACCCACATATAAAAAGATATTATTCACAAGCACCAGGATTTAGTTATAACGGATTTAAGTCTAAAGAAACACTAGCTGGTGATGGTTGGAAGGAAGTCCAAACGAGAATTAAGAGTGGCTTACCACCAAGACTAAAAGGTAATATTAAAACAAAATAACTTAATTATTTTTTAAAATAATATAATGTTGAGTTATAATCTATTATATATATTATTGATATGGCTCAACAATTAGAATTATTATTAAATAAACCGAGAGATGCAACTCCTAAAGAACAACAGGAGTGGATAAATAATGAATTA